GTACCAGAAAGGTTAGAAGATGGGATCAATGTGTCAGAAACTGTGATTGTTGCAGTATCAGCTCCAGCTGCTGCTCCAGAGGCACAGTTAACGTACTTAGTGTGTAGACGCCCTTGTTCAGCCCACTTGATAAGGTCTGATGTAGATGGCATCTCAGCTCCAACAGCTCTTAAGAAAGATGCTACTGAGCGATTTCCATATCGTTCGAACTCTTTCTCGTAAGTATCAGGAAGATACTGGTTCAAGAAGTTGAAGTCCGTGATGTAATTTGTTGCAAGAGTTTGTCTCGTTGCGCTTGGTTGTAATGCGAACCCTGGGGTACTTGCTACTTGTGCTGGCATGTTTTTGTGTTTTAAATGTTTCTATTACTTTTTATTTTTAGTCCTCTTCCGCTATCACTTTCAGTAGCTACAACTTTAAATCCAGACTGGCTGATTGATTGTGGTACGTTTCTAGTATCCATATCAATGTTCTTAATTTTTCTTGCATTATCTAATAACGCTTCAGCCTTGCCCTGTTCGTAAAAGAACGTGGCCATCTTTTCTGGGTTCATAGCAGCTGCTAATGATCTGTGGTAACCAACAGGATCAGATATCATTCCATTTGCATCTATATACTTAGATATGAAATTTGAAACATCTGACTGAATTTTCTTAGTCTCCTTAACATCTCCAGGTGAAAACTTAACTGTCTTATCTCCTATAACGAAATCAAAACCTTTGAAATCATCAGAGAAAAGCTCCTCCGTCTTCTTTTGAAAATACTCAGATTTTCTGTAATTTTCTTCTTGTTGACTCTGCGAATCTTGAACGTATTTCTTGTAGGCGTTGTAAGTCTCCTTCTCATCTTCAGAGACAAGACCTCCAGCTGACTCAACTGGTATCTTATATGCCTCCTTTGAATCCTCAAAGTACTTCTTGGCCTTAACAAGCTCTTTCTTCTTGGCGAGTTCTTTCTTCTTTATATCCTTTGGATCATCTAAATCCTCGTCGTACGAGAACTTGTCCTCAATCATATAAGCGATATCCTCAGAGTCCAGATCTTCATCTGTCTGTGAGTAGTACTCTGCCAACAATGAGTCTGAATCCATTGAGCTGTAGTCCCTGTTTAACTTAACAAAGTCTTCTATCCCACGTCCAGTCTCTTTCTTATATTTGAAGTATGCAGAAACGTCGCCTGGCAACTCCTCTGTTTCCTCCCTCTTTTGAAATAACTCATCAATTGATGTTACCTCCTTATTGTATCTGTTCTTAATGTACGAAAGTACATCCTCATCCTTCAGTTCATTTGGCTGTTCATTGACAATGATTGGCTCCTCCTGTTGAACATCCTGATTAAACTTCTCCTCGTGTTGATCTAACAACTGTTGCTCTACCTCTTGAATAGACTTTTGCTCAGAGACTCCTAGGTCTCTAACTGTGAAATTTTCCATTTGATTTAATTTTTTGCAAAGTTACTAATTATCTTGGTTCAAATTCAGCCATATCGAATCCGTCCAAGCTATCCTCGTTCGACTCAAAGTTTACTGGTGGAAGGTTATTCTTACGCTGGTCAATTAACTTTGATTGCTGTGTATTCTGTATGCTTATTCTCTTATCTTTTGCCTTCTCTTTGAGCGTATCTTTTTGAGTAATTTGCTCTGTCTCAACACCCTTTATCTGCATCTGTAGATTAAACTCCATCTGCATTAATTCCATCTTAAGCTGAGCCTCCTGTTTAAGTTTCTCAATATCAAAACCAACCTCCGCCTGCTTGATCTGCATCTTAGACTGTGTCTCTGCCTGTATTGCCTGTAACGCGTTCTGAGCTGCTGCCTGTTGTGACTGCTGTTGAATCTTGCCCTGCATCTCCTGCTGAGCCTGCTGGTTCTTCTGAATGGTCTCCTCCTTCTTCTTTCTCTGAAGTTTAAGGTACTGGTTAGCCAGCTTAAGGTTTCTGATCTCTCTGATGTCTATCGCATCCTCTAGATATATAGCATCCCTAGACAGGGCCATCTGAATGTTAGCCTCTAGCTGAGCCTTCTCCTCCTCGTCTGGTGCAACCTCTATAAATATACCAAAGTCATATATATAAAGATCTTTAATGTCTTCAAGTATGCTAACGTTGTACTTTCCAATCTGAAGTATAAACTCGTCCTTAAAGTCTGAGTACTCTAGTATATCAGCAACCCTATAAGATATAGCCTCTGACAGTGTTTTAGTTATGTACAAGCTAGACTCTAGTATGTGTCTTGTAGCTGTGTTCGAGTTAAGTGCCGCTAGCTTCTGTACTCCAACTAAAGAGTTAGGATCTGGCATAGAGCCGTCCCTTGCCTCGTTAAGTCCTGTTACATCCCTAATCATTCCTAGGTAGTGGTTGTAGCTTCCTACAAGGCTAGATATCTTTGCCTGCCCACTGTTAGAGTTAAGCTCCTGGATTGGAACCCTTGCGTTGTTGAACTCACCATCTCCTGTGTAGCTCCTACCGATAACACTACCAGTCTGGAAGTACAGTCTGAGTGCGTCCTCTGGTGTGTATGCCGATCCAGTTCCAAGGTCTACCTCGTTGATACCGTCTGCGTCAATGAATACACCGTCAGGCACAACCTTAGATATAACCTGCTGTAGCTTTAGGTGTACAACCTGTATAAGGTCAGCAAATGGTATCATCCTCTTAACTAATGACTCTATAGCTCCCTTGTACATCCTTGGTGCTACTGCAACATAATTAGGTATTGCATACTGAGATGCAGACTTAGGTCTGACCATGTTACGAGACAGCTCCCACTTAAGCATTATGTTAGTTCCCATAACCATAACACCATCGTACCAAACGTCTATAGTCTTCTCAATCTTTTCAAAGTTACCCTCGTCCATCATCTCCTGTGGAGGATTGAACGTGTCTTCCTTGTCAATTATCTTAAAGTTTCCATTGTCAAGATTCTTCTTCTTGTATACTATCTTCTTGGTAGTCTTATAGTTAAAATATAACAATGTAGCAGAGTCCTTACTAAAGAGGCTGTTGTTATAAAACTGGGATGAATTATTATAGTTGTACCAAGCCTGACTATACTTAGAAATCTCTTCAAGTTGTTCATTTGTTAAGGTAGTGTCTATCTTTACAAGCTCTGTTATTGGAACTGTCTTGATCTCTCCCCAGTAGAAGCAGTCCTTAAAGTTTGGATCCTCTGTGTAGCTGTATACTATGTTTGCTGGGTCTACGTACTCAATCTTAACCCCTGCTCCTGGAAGGAACATGTGCTTTGCTACACCAATTCCTAGCGTGGCAATGTCGTAGTCTATTCTTTTTCTTGTCTCGTTGTACTTATTCTGATCTAGAATCGTGTTGATGGCCTCCTCCTCAGCAATCTCTATCGCTGGCTTGTACTTAAGCTCCATGTATAGAGCAAGCTCCTCGTCGTTCTCTGGGAGCTCCTCTGGGTTTGTATCAAACGCATCAACGCCTAGGTTGTTCTTAATATCTGTAAGGATATCCTTTGACAGCATGTCGGCCTGTATCATGTCCTGATACTTGGTCTTCTTCTGTAGTGATATAGAGTCCTGTGCGTATGCCTTAACCTTGAACAGTCTGTCATTCATCCCGTTAACAACAACGTCAACAAACTTTGGTATGATAGGCACTGGAGTCCAGTCCAGGTTCAGGTGACTAAGGTCACCGTCAACAGCCATCTCGTTCTTGTACTTGGCCACCGACTGTTCACCCCTTGCGTATAGTCTTAATCTATGGAAGTCTCCCCACTGATTATAAAATCTTGAGTTACTGTTATCCTTCCTGAACCACTCGTAAGTGATAGAAGCTCCAATTTGCAATCCATACTCATATGTCTCCTTTTCTCTATCTGACGCAAACTGGTCAGGAAAGCTGGCAGGATTTATTTTAATAGTTACTTCCTTCATCTTATAATTTCACTATATCTTCCATTATTATTATATTTCGCAAAGGTAATGCTTAATTTCGATTCTTTTTTTGCCGTAAGGTACACATTCTTTTGGTTAGCCATTATAGCTAGTCCAGAGCTTATTGCAGCGTCAAACTTTGTCCTGTTGTTTATATCAAACTTGGCCCACTCCTCAATCGTTCTCGTGAAGTACATGTCGCCCATCTCGTCAGAGTCTCTGTACGTTCCCTCCATATCCAGTCCTACGTACTTCTCTATGTACGACTCAATTGCAGCCGCGTGAGACTGCTTAACGTCCTCAGATGAGTTTGGTATACCACCAAGCTCCTTCTCTGTCTTAGAGAGGTTAGTTACGTGCTTGTCTGGCCTGTTCATAGAGAAGCCCCTGTATCCCCTGTTCTTTAGGTGGTACAGCAGCCTCGGCTTGTTGTTTTCAACAAGTATTGGCATGCCGTAGAACACACACGCCATCAGTACCTCCTCAAAGAATATCTCTGCCGTCTGTGGCCTTGCTATGTACTCAAGGAAGAAGTGGTTGCTAGGTGCGTCGTCCATGTTGAACTTGGTAAGCCCGTGAAGTGATCCATTAGATCCACCACCACCAACAGTTCCTGATATGTCGTACGGGTCACACCCAAACGCACCGATGTGGTCGTTGCCTGGGTGCCTCATGCCGTTCTTGTTTATGACGTTGTTCTGTAGGTTGTTGCTTGGTATCCAAGACACTAGGAATCTACCCCTTGTATCTGGTGTCCACACAACCCTTGTGTCCTTCTCTCCGTTGTGCCAGCTGAACGATCCTCTCGTCAGCACCCTGTCCTTTATAAGTGAGTCGTTGTAGTCTATCTGCTGGTATATCTTTGTAAGGTTGAATATGGATGACTTGCTCTCGTCCCTGAACGCGTGAGACTCCGTCCTGGAGAACTGCCTGTAGAACTCGTTAAGAGCGTCAGCGTCTCCCTTGAGTGACTCGACCTCGTTCTCCCAGTAGTCAACCGCTCCAGTCTTTATCATAGACTTGTCTATACTCTGTACTGGCTTTGATGGCTCTCTGAACACTGGCATACCGTAGATGTCTATGTAACCCTCAAAGTTCCACTCCATCGGTATATACAGCGAGTACATACCAGACTTAGTCTGTCCGTTATTGTTCCTTGTCTTTATGTTTGAGTCCTCGTACAGCTTCTTGAAGTTAGATCCACCCTTTGCAAGCGCGTTAGGTGTTGACCCCATTAGGCACTTACCGATGATCCTGCTACCCAATCGTAGACAGGTCTTTGTAACCCTCCAGTTGTTCAGGATGTTATCTGGCGCTAGCCATTTGCCCGATTCGTCGTGTATCAGAAGTTGTAGCTTCTGACCATCGTACGAGTTGTCCCCTGTGTTCTTCCAGTCGATTGTGGTATCAAGACCCTCAATCTCAACCTCACCGTCCTCGTACATGTTCTTCTTGGTAATCTTCGAAGCAGGAACCCTGAACGCTAGCTCTGTCTTTGGCTTGTCCATACCGTCCTGTATCGGCTTGAAGAAGAACGGGTAGTTGTTCACGATAGGCACGACCTTGTCTGTAAACATTGTCTTGGCATCGTTACCAGTCTTTGACAGTATACCCAACCTTGAGTCCTTTGCAAGTGTCCCTATATTGGCGAGCTCGCTAGATCCCATGAAAGAGAAACCAGAACGTCTAATCTTCAGGTACGTCATACCGAAGCACCTGTCGTCAGCCTTGCACGCCTCCCAGAAGATAAAGAACACCCTGTTAGCCTCCCTGAAGTCTGGAAGACCAACGTCAATCTTTGTCCACTGCAGGTACATGTACTGAGAACCAGTTATGTACGTGTCGATGCCGTTGTTCTTGAAGAAGAACCCGTTCTCTCTACGATCAAACTCCCCCTCTATGTAGTCAACCCACTTAGCCTTGAACTCCTTTGACATCGTGTGCCACTGGAATATAGACTTAATATTTGATAGCTCCCTTGGATAGTCTGCTGGTTCCCAGTACTGGTTCTCCTTCTTCTCGTCCCTTTTATACACGTTTTTTGGGACGGATGGTAGAGCTATATTGAGACCGTTTATCTCGTATATGTCACCAATGGTTCCGTCCTTAGATATTACAACTAGGTCGTGCTTCTCGTCATAACCATAGGCCCAAGACTTGGCCTTGTTCTTCATGTGTATGGTGTTAGCAGGTAGGAAGTCGCTAAGCCTTGTGTATAAGTTATTTAGATCTTTTTTCTGCAAATCCCTGTATTTTAGGTTCTGACACCTTGACCTCCTCGGTCAGTTTGTCGTTCTCTTGCTCTATCCTATTAAGTATCTGAAAAGCGTCTTCCACTGCCAAGCGTTTTGTAGCGGCCGCGTTCTTTAGTTTGTCAGCAGATAAATCTGTATCCATACCAGTTATAATCTCGTCCTCTGCAACCTTTATTAGCTCATTAACTGCCTTGTATCCAGCGGCAATGATCCTCTGTTTTATTATGTTGTGGTCCATTTGATTGTAATGTTTTTGGTGGTCATCCTGTACAACTTCTCGTCGTTAATATAGAATGGGTACTCACTGTCTGGCTCAAACGAGATCTCATCTCCAATGCTTAGACCAAGGTCTAGCAACTCTTGATTTATATAGACAATAGTACCCATAAGTGGCTCCTCCTTGCTGTTCTTGTTTATGGTTGACTCCATTTGTTTCAGTGGTTTAACAAAGCAGTACTTTGAGTGCGTGTTCCACTCACCGTTCTGGTTGTACATGAAGTACTGCTCGTCGTCTATAAAGAATAGGTCATCCTTAAAGAAGCTGGCTCCGCTCTTCTCTCTACCCTTCATGTCGTAGTATACCTTGAACACATTGTGGTGAACTAAAAGTATATCGTTAACTTTTACTTTTCCGTCGTAAGTTAGCGGTATACTTACAACTTCTGCAAGCCTGTTAGACACGGTGTGATCCTCCTTAGACGTGCTGGTTATAAAGTCAACACCTCCAATTCTCTTTATATTATCGTATCGCCTACCATCTAATGGTTGGACGATAAACATATTTGGGGATCTCATCAGAAGTTTATGTTGTACTCTAGTGATACTGGCATATTGATGTTGAACTCCTTCCAGCAGAACACCTCAGAGTTCTTCTCTATCCACACCTTTATACCACCAGACTTGTCATCTAGCAGTATAGAGTGGATCGTGTAGCTCTTATCCAGGACCTCCTGACCGACGATGAAGTGCATCGCGTCGCTCTTGTAGTTAGGCCCTATTGATATCTTTCTAATGTCGTTCATCATAATCTTACAGCTTCTATACCGAATGTTGTTTCATTATAATATAAATACGTATCTCCTGCACTAGCTCCCAATAACACTGTTATAGCTGCTGTAGCTGCAGTTCTATCAACATAAGAGGGTAATGATGAATTAGAGAATATTGTTTTCCCTGATAGAGTATTACCATACCCAGCACTATTCCCAAAAGCATTAACATTGTTCCCTGTTGATCCATAACCAGCGTTAAAACCAAAGAAATTGGAATTATTAGCACCTGTTGCACTTCTACCAGCCCGTAAACCTATAAAATTTGAATTATAAGCGTCTTCTGCTTCATATCCAGCTCCAGCCCCTAAGAAGTTTGAGTCATGTGAATCG